ATTTCGTTACCGGAAATAGCATCAAACAACGTTATTATTGGATCGAAGCCCCCGCCGGCTATTATCGTCCCTGATGCATTTGTTCCTCCGGCGTTGGACAAGGTTTCCAGCGTAACCATCGAGGGCGAGGTCACCGAAAAAAAGAATGGCTGAACTTCATTCGGCTGTATGCTTCCCACAAAGGAAAAATCACGGGCAGAGACACTTCCGGCGGCTAAACCAGCAATCACTATCACAGCTTTCAATGTTTTCATTTTCTGCTCTCCTTGGAATGTTAAGAATGTGCGGATGCACATAATAACCATAGCTGAAGTATGGTTAACAGCAAGGAGAGTGCAGCGTCATCCCATCGCATACTGGAAACGCCAGCCACGTAACCGGTGATGGGATTTGAGGACAACAAAAACCCGCCGAAGCGGGTTGTTCTTTTATGAAGGTCCATAAGCATAAGGGGACACTTCCTATTCTTGTTTCCGAGCGTATCAAGCAAAGTGAAGCCGCATTTTTTATAGAATTCTATTGATGCATTTTTTGAATCAACCGCAAGGAAGCCAGCATCCCATATTGTTCATGATTGCGCTCTCTATAACAGAGATCGAGAAATTGAAAAAAATTCGCACCACGACAAAATGCCACAGTCGAAAATAGAAGCAAAAAAGGTGGGAAGTTATTGATATTATTGGTGCCGGAGCCTCAACCTAATTTACTGGATACTGCATTGAAAGCAAACGAATAAATAAGATATCTAAGCGAAGGATACCGTCAAAAATACCGTCATAAGAACATCTTGTACTGTAGATATATTTCCCTGTTCATGTCATCAATCAAGACAAGAGAAAGTTGAAATAGTAAAAAGGCTTGCAAGCGTCTATAAAGCCCCAGGACGCGTTATTTTAACCTCGTCCATATCCGAATAAGGACAGGACCATTTAAATCGACTGTAGGGCTTCTGGTAAAGAGGCAATCAGTTTTTAACCCCGCTTCACTCCCTTTTGCCTCTCAAACCTCTTAGCCGGATATTCGTACTTCAAAATAAGCATCTTGTTTTCCATTTCCTGCGCCCCTCTCCTTACTGATTCGGTCAAACGTAGCAGCTCATCGGAAATCATCTTCATCTCACGGCGACTCCTAACCTTGGGCAGCTCGATCACGATTTGATCAATCAAAGACAGGGTTTTGTCGAGGAGGAGTTTGGGGTCTTCGGTCATGCCCTATTGTACGGCTTCCCCAAAAAGAGAAAAACCCCGAGGGCTGGCCCGCCGGGGTCTTATCTCTGCCAACCGCGTAACCAACGGAGGGCTACCGCTGGCATTCGGGGTTAGGGCGCTCGCCGACTAATCCGGTTCGTGAAGACACCAAATGAACATTCATGGTAGAAACTTTGCAACATCTCCGCTGGCGAAGATTCTTTCACCCCTTCCCCCAATGATGGTTTGGACTTAGGGGATAACCTTTAACATCACAGCCAATAATCCGGCCTGATTTTTCTAACCTTTGCTTGTAGCTGTTGTGGCAGTTTTGGCACAGTGCGGCATGATTCGACTTGTCCCAGAATAGCTCTTGATCGCCACGGTGCGGCTTGATGTGGTCAACCACGCTGGCTATTTTCCCGCATCTAGTGCAATAGGGATGGCTGAGCAGATATCCTGCTCGGTACTTCTGCCATGCGCTACCGTAGCCCCTCTGTGCGGATGTCAGTCTCAATTTATGCTCCTCTGAAACTTCTTGCTCAGCCATACTTGAGGATTTGCTATCAGATCGTTAAGGTAGTCCAAACCTGTATCAGTAGGGTATCGGCTCTTCTGTTGTGCTGCGTTAAGTCTCAGTCCTGGTTGCCTCTTTAGTCCGTAGGCGCTGGTCTCTGCCTTTAGAGTAATCCCGCCTTCTTCGCCATCCACCGCGATAGCCATGGTATCCATGATTCCACGCCAACACTGCTTGGGAGTGCCGACTAACTGGAAAGACTCGTCCAACGGACAGAAGTACATCCTCGCATTGCGTCCACGATATTGTTCCACATCGCCAACAGCAAGGGCTAGGACCGATTGCTGAGCCACGCTCAGGGTAAAAGTAAGAGACTTGGACTCTAAGCCCTCAGACTCCTCTATCGTACTAATAGAACCGATAGTTCCATACCCGATCCATTCATGTCCTCCCCAATTGATTGTGATATTCGCAGAACAGATGTACTGAGTAGAATCACGAAAATCTAACTCGACGAAGTAAACTATCCGCGTTACCGGCTTTTCTAGTTCGGCCTGTTGCGTCGAGGATAAGGTAGTCATGCCGCTCCTTTGCTCGGTGCGTACCGGAATGACCACTCTGTCTTGGAGTTCACGTTTTTTACTATGAATTCGCCAGTTGAGATGATATCCATGCCGACGATGAGGTCCCACCATACGTCCTTGCCTGGGTTCTTTAAAAGTACAGGTAGCTCATGGTAGGTAATATGGTCTGGCAGAGAGAGGTTTATTGCATAAGCTTCGCTCGGTTCATATCCGTCCACGCCTTGGAGAAGCACCGGCTTGATGAGCCTCATGGGCTTCAGGCCGCATGCTTCTATGACGCGCGGGGTTATTACTGAATGGACCGCTCCGGTATCCCAGAGAGCTTTAAATTCAATTTTAGGGTAGTCAGGAATCCCATTAGCAGGATTAAATGCTCGGGAAACTTCGCAGGGGGTAGCCAAGGCCGACAACAAACCTTTTTGCGATTCAACAATAAAGCTTCTATCAATCATTAACATAGTCCTTGGACGGGTTCATCACACGAATTAGCCGCTGTGATGATGTTGGAAAGGGGGATATCTTCAGTAGGAACATTGCACATTGGCGAGCGCAAATAATCGTAGATAGCGAGTGCGGGGTTTTGGCTCCATTTTGTGGAGCCATCACGCGGATCATAAAGCTTGCGCCCTTTCATCAGGACCGCAATATCTGGTAGTCCTCCCTGAAACTCTGCTTGCCTCAAGTCCAACCTAATAACGGTATAAGTCAGTCCGCGAAGGACGGCAGTGTCTTTCCACTTGTCACCGCACTCAGCCAGCAGGGAAGCGTCGGCAGGGTCATCCTCTGTGCCGAGATGCTTTTTTACCCTGACTTGTGAGGTATTGCGCGTGTATTGATACGTGACGCTGTAATGGTCAAACGTGAAGTAGAAACCTAAAGGCATTCCGGCAGGAACGGAGCCTGTTACGGTAATCGTGTTGCCTACACGGGTAAACGGAACCTCCCCGCTGATAGGGACTATCCCCGATACGGTTCCTATTCCTCCACGCCCATAAGCAATAACCTTGATTGCACTGCTAGGGGTATGCTGGAGCGTGAAGGGTGAAGTCGGGAAGGTTTCGGTTATGCTCTCAGTTGTGGCTGAGTAGTAATCCCCTTGCGTGACAAAGCCGTCCTCATCCAATGCGCCTAGCGGTTTATTGTTGATGTAAACCTCGTCAATAGACTCGGATTCACCAGCAGCATGAACACAGACTAGATGCTTGAATTCCTCATTGCTGCCGCTTACGAGCATGGCTACTACATCAGCCCCTACCTTGGCCTTTCCATAAACGTAACGATGTGGAGCTTCAGTGGCTATGCGCGTGATGGTGCGGTCTTTAAGGCTGTTTAGAAAATCCTCTCTCGCTTTGGCTGCTTGCCTCTTTGCTTTCTTAGCCGCCGATTTCTGCTGAACCGCGCCAAAAACCGTAGTGCCGACTGTAAACGCGATAGAGGCTACTGTAGAGATCGAACCGGCAATGATTCCAGGAAGAGCAGCTAACGCCATTGGCATTTAGATCACCATCCTAAAAAATGCGTTTTTCTGAACTGGCTGTGCAAAAATTTGGCTCAGCAAGCGGTCTAGAATCATTTGGCTGAGAGAGCTTAACGCCCCCGTGCGGATTGCCAGCCGCGCAACCCATGGAATAGGTTGCCGCTGGCCGTTGGGGTTATTCGCACTAGCCAACTGATCGGGCGCACTTACTGATACACGCCTATGGAAACTCATTAGCTGCTGGCAAACTTCATCAGTTTGATAGCGCGGAAGTCACGCATCCCGCCACCTACCCGCTTGGTGCTGTAGAACAGTACGTGAGGCTTGGCAGTGAACGGATCACGCAGCATCGAGGTATTGCGGTCCACTATCACATAACCCCGCTGGAAGTCACCGAATGCGATGGAGAGACTATTGGCAGAGATATCCGGCATGCTTTGATCTTCGAATATCGGGTAGCCTAGCAGCGTGTCAGGCTGTCCCGCTTCCAGTCCTGCCTTCCAGATATAATCGTTTTGCTGATTCTTGAAGGTGCGAATCTGCTCAAGCGTATTGGTATTCATCGTCCACGCGGCATTAATGCGATAGCGCGGCTTGAGCGAATGCACCAGACTGATAAGCTTGTCTGAAGGGTTGGAAGCCGCAAATGCGCCAGAGCCGCCAGAAGCGACATATTGCAGCACGCTTTCATCCCGCGTTCCGTCTGCTGTGTTGGCAATGTCGTAAGTCAGAATGCCACGAGGCTTGTTAACTCCGTTTCCGTTAACAAATGCGTCTCCCTCGCCTTCTCCAAACGCTTCGGCAAGCTCATCAATCAGCCATGATTCGAGATTGAAGTTATTGTCATCCAGCAAGTTTTGGGTGATTGCAGGGCTTGCGTAGATTTCGCCTACTGGCGGGGTACGTTTCAAGAACCTAGCACCGGCAGTTTCCGGCCTGTCTTGTTTTTCCCCTACCCAGGAATAACCCGTTCCGCCCACGCTGTGCAACATGGAATATTCGCCAGTATCGATTTTGACCACGTTGGCAAGTTGCCGCATAGGGGAAAGCTCTCGCAGCGCCTTGGAGATGGTGCTGTCAATCTGAACCGGCACCAGATAGCCGCCGTTCGGATCGTTGTCCGTGGACATGGCTTTGGCTTCCAGGTCACGGTCACGGCCTGTGCGCAAATACCCTATAAATGCCTTCTTGTGTTCCCTTTCTTCGGGAGCGTACTCGCCGTCATCACCGGATACACCGGGACGCGCCGCCTTCTTCGCGAAGTTGTTCAGTTCGCTTTCGAGATTCTTGATACGCTCATCCTGCGCCTTCTTGAACTCCAGAAAAGCTTTTCCCTGGCCTTCGAGCAAATCTTTTATTTCGCCTGAATCGTACATCTGTTAAACTCCTTGTAATGTCGTTGTCTTACACTGCAAAATGCAGAGTATTCGCTATATTACAAGGTGTTATTCCCTGCTTAAGCCTAGCAGGGAATTATTTATTTGCATTTAATTTGCACCACGTGAGCTTGTTCCTGGCAGTCTTGAAAGTGAGTTGCTGGCAACCATTGCGGGGATGGTGGTATGTGATGATTTCCCATACACGGTTAACCTTTTCTATCGGGCTTGCTTTCTCGCCGTACATATCGCGGCGAGCCGCCTCCAGTTCCAGCTCATCCAAGAGCCGGTCAAAAGTAACCGAGCCTTCAATATTCCGTACCAGCTTTAGAAGATAAGCTTTAAACGGTCCAGGTCTGCGGCCTATCCGTTGCTCCTTTTGAAAGGAGAGACCCAGGCGCACTAGCTCCAATACTTCTTCCCTTTCGGGGCTAGGCGGTAATGCCGTCTCCAGATAGTTGGCTATGTTCACCTGGGGCCATCCAACTCTGCAACCATTTGCTTTGCTTTTTTATGCGAGTACCCAAGCTCCTTAAGCTCCTTTTCGATCTTGCGTTTCCTTAGCGCTTCAGCGCGGTTGCTTCCTTTCCGCATGGCTTGAGCGTAAATGTTCCCTGCTCCTTTTAATGGCATATTTGTTTCTCCACGGCTCTGAATGTTAACAACGGTCCTCCTACGGGATTGTTTTGGGCATCGATAGCGAAGAGCTTTAACCCTATCTCATCCGCCTGGGTAACAAGGCGAACCTGTTTAAGCTCCAGCATGTCATCAATCTTGTCTGCAACATCAGGATGAAAACGCCTAAGCGCAATCATCATTAGCTCTGCCACTTGGATAGAGGTAGAACGTGCTGTTTCCAGTGTGCTGATAATGCTTTCATCAAGTTTCGAGGTCATTTTTTTCCTTAAGGTGATTATTCTGAGTCCCAAGGGCGACTTCCTTGGGGTTTCGATGTCAATACTGCCGCCTTTGCTGCGCTGTAGCGGGATTGCTGAGTGAGCCTGAGTTTTGTAGCGAAAGATTGCATTAGCCGAGCTTGCCTTTCTTGCATGAAATAAAGCCTATTTTCGTCTACCAAGTCCATATGCTCCCCCGCTTCCAACTGATCCACGCGCCGGGAAAGGCTTTCGTAAGAGGTTATGGAATTGATGTACCCGCCCAACAGGGGTAAGTTGGCAGCATTGAACCAATCAACTGGTTTCGAGTTGACAATCTGTTTCCAGAGTTCCTTTTGCCGGACTGTGTATGATTTGGGTGGAGCAGCCCGCGAATCGAGCTTGATTGGCGGGACTATGGAGAGACCTGCATTTGATTTTTTAGCCATTTAACTTTGCCTTTTTTCTATCGATTTATGAAAAGAGATGGACAGCGCCGGTCTAGAGGCAGGAGACCCAAAGAATGAATGCCCCCTGCCAGCAAGGTTAACCTTCCACCTAACCTTGCCAGCAAGTCGCGGTCAATTGACGGTCTGATATCAGATATGAAATCAGATGTGCTCCGCATCGCTGGCGCTGTGCTTGCATCGTGCTTGCAACTCGCTTGCAAGTTTCTAGGAACACTGATTAGGTATCTCAGGGAGTTAGAGAAATTGACAGGCAATCGTGAGAGCAACGTCGAGCGGATGTTGAACAGACGTTGCGCAATCATGCGGCTAGCTCCAGGGCGTTGCTATAACGCTCAATTGCGTCGATTATTGCCATTCCGTCATATTTCGCGAGAGGGATGGTCATATCAAACGATGCTAGTCCCGCTATGGTCACCTGTACCAGTACGGGGTCAACAGTCGCGTCAGGGACTGTAACGGTGTAACGGGGATGTAACGTTACAGGTTGTTTCAGTTCGTCAAGGATCGCGGCTTTGTTTTCCTTGATAGTCCCGATCCAGCGTTTAATAACTTCCTGATCCCCGTCTATCTTTATGTTGTCACCAACAATCGATAAGGTCAGACCATCTGCAGTTGCTGTATCAATGATGGCCTGGGCTTTCATACGATAGCGCTCCCTTGATTGCTTGCAGCTTCATAGTCTGATAACCACTCATCATGAGATTCTTCCTTCTCTAGAGACTGGGTTTGACTTGTCTGTACTTGACTTAGCTTTACTAAGGAGCCGGACTTGACCCGCCGGGGTAACTGCGGCTTAGTCGTCGGCATACCTGACGGGTCAGTTGTCGGGTTAGCCGTATCTCCTTTATCTGCGCGGTTCTTTTGGTCTTTCTTCTTCCCATTTGTGATAGCTGCGCCGCGTCTTCCACCCGTTACTTTCCTCGATCTTTGCTCTTCAAGGTACGTCCTGTAGTCTTCCAGTTCAGGGCAGAAAACAAATCCCTCGGACTCCTTAAAAAAGGGCATTACAGCAGGCAGAGAATCATCTAAAAGTTGCTCGGTAACTCCTAAAACCTTGGCAAGCAAATCATGCCTAGCTGGCAGTCTAAAATTTACCCAGCATTCATTCCGCATCGACCACAGTAATCCTCGTTCCTGCATTGACATTGTTCGGTAGGGTATTTTTGCCATCCATACCGCAGCGTATTCCTGATAAGCCGGAGCCTCACGGTTTTGGCTCATAGCACCTCCGAAACCGCTTGCCATCTGAAGCGAATGATTTACAATGTAGGTTCAGTATCGTTTCAAATGACGCCCTGATTGCAGTCGGGGCGTTTTCTTTTGTGGAATTCATCAAGCCCCCTTTCGTGCATCAAGCCACGCACGAACCGCGCTAATTTCCCACGCAGTTACCCGCGCAGATAGCCTGACGGGTGCCGGGAAAGTCCCGTCTTTAGACCATCTCCATAACGTTGCATGAGAGATTGGTACGATATCGGGAATAAGCTGCTTTTCTCGAATGTACCCAGAGGACGGAAATTTATTATTCATTAATTTGATTCTCCTGTTATATCCAAATTGCATTAAAAATGGTTCTAGGTACGGCCATACAAAATCCTGATTCATTTACTTTGTATCGCCGCGTTGCGTTTATTTCTCCGTGTATCATGCGGTTTTAACGGTGCAAAAAAAACCGAAAACAACAAGCTATTCTTCGTTGCGTTTTTGCATACGTTTGTTGAAGCTCGACATTGAGTCGGAGTGATCTCGCGCCTGCTTGAGCCAGTAATCAACTCTGTCTATATGAAGTCCGCCAAGTTGGAAAACCGCCCGCAAGCACTCAGCAGCAAGGCCGCTATTTGCTATAGTGAAGCGAAAGCCGTTTTCCCAAAATAACCGCTCAACTGCCATTGCGGTCGATAATTCTTTTGGAAGCGAGTACCAGGGGTATTCTTTGCCTGAGGTATTAAGGGAATGCTGAGGAAGCTCGGAAGCGGATTTTCTTAGCCCTAATGCAAAGGCTGTGATGGCAGAAATATTTGCTTCGCGCCAAGAGACGGCTTCAATAGCGGCTTTAAGGCCGGAAGGAAAATCATTCGGCGTTCCCAAGGTTTTTGACATCTCGTCCTTCGCTCGCCACGCGATGAAACCGAGTGCTGCCGAATCGAGGCTTTTTAATTGCTCAAGTGCACCTTCCAGGTGTGCCGCTAATGACTCAATTCGCTCGCGCCTTCGCTGCTGACTCTCAGGTTGAATTTGTTCATAGAGAGGAATTGCCGAGGCATATTGTTCAAGGGTGTGCAAAGTAACAGTTACCTCAAGCTCTATTTCATCAGGGGACAAATCTCTCCCCTTAAACGCATTGCTGAAGAGCTTGGCAAGCCTGTCGCGGGTCGTTTTATCGAAGCATAAGCGAGACGGATTGCCATCTGTATCTTCCATCTATCACTCCTTCAAAGTGCCTTCATAGAGATGCCACCCCAGGCGGTGAAGGAAATCCGCTTTTCGCTTGGCCGAGCTAGGGATGGCTTTAAACCGAAGTGGTTATGTCTGGGTTATTAAATAAAACCGACTCTCATCTATTGATTACTCTATCAACAAGATTCGCCTTCAGCATTTCAACCATGCCTAAGCAATAGGTTGGGCTATCCTCTGCCTCTCCAAGCACTCTTAAAGTGTAACCACCCTCTTTGTGCAAGGCTCCGATCACCACTCCCGTTATATCGCCTCTATAAGCCCTAGTGACAAGCTCCATAAGGTAATCTGTAAGCCCTTTATCGGGTTCCGGCCTTAACTGAACTACGGGAGCAAGCTTTAAAGCGGGGCCTGGCTTGGTCCTCCTAGACATGATTAAGTACCTCCTCAAACACGTCTACTTGGCTTGCAGCAGCAGTTACAAGCCTTTCCAGATAAGAGAAGAAGCCTACCCAATACCCTTGAGATTCGGACTCATCAGAGAAGTTGATGGCGGCAGCAATGAGACCGAGATTGCACAATCCTTCTGTACCTGGATTATCCTTGAGGTATTGCGCAAAGTGAGCGCCGTATTCCAGCCCTAGACGCTTTGCCGATTCGTAGCTGTCTGCTTTTGCAACATTCCAACGATTGATGTTTCTTACGGAATTGTCAGGGCAGCTTACGAACGGAAGCGCAAGCGAAGTAATATAAGATTTGTGCGGCTTGTAGTCACGCCGTCCGACATGGACGAGTGTAGAATTGGCGTTAGCCATGATGCGTACCTCCTCTATAGGTTGCGTTATGGTCAGGGGTGTCTGGTGCTCGCAACACCTTTCACCCCGTTTTATTGCCTGAAGTCCGTCAGGCCACGGTCATACTCCTTCCAGTCTTGAGGCCGTCCAAATAGTCAGCCCAAGCCTGCATCATTTCTCTTCGTTTTGGTAGGTGCTCAGCATAGTTATATGCCGCACTCACCTTGTTACGTTCAGCATGAGCTAGCTGCCTCTCAATCGCCTCGTGAGGCCATCCCTGCTCGTGTAGGATCGTTGATGCCATGCTCCTGAACCCATGGCCTGTCATTTCGTCTTTATCGTAGCCTAGACGCCTTAGAGCAGCATTGACGGTGTTTTCACTCATCGGCCTGGAGTAGCTTCTAACGCTAGGAAAAACGTATCTCCCCTCCCCTGTCAGTTCTTGCAATTTCCGTAGAATAGTTAAAGATTGGGTACATAAAGGCACCAGATGAACGGCTTTCATTTTCATCTTGCCAGCCGCAATGCGCCATTCCGCTTTATTGAAGTCAATCTCTGCCCATTCAGCGTGTCTAAGCTCGCCAGGACGCACGAAAAGAAGTGGGGCAAGCCTAAGGGCTGACTGTGTAACGAAAGAGCCGCTATAGCCTTCTATGGCGATGAGCAAATCCCTTATTTTTCTAGGGTCTGTAATGCTTGGATGGTGTTTTTCATTAACTGGTATTAATGCGCCTTTCAGGGCCAAGCTGAGGTCTGCTTGCGCCCTTCCAGTGGCTATCGCATAGCGAAATATCTGCCCGGAGATTTGCATTGCTCTATGGGCAGTTTCGAAATTGCCCCGTTTCTCAATCTTCTGTATCGCTCTCAGGAGATCGCCAGCGGTTACTTGAGATATAGGGGTAGAGCCAATCGACGGGAAAATATCACGCTGGAGCAAGCTCAAGACTCTGGCGGTGTTTTTTGCCACCCACTTGACGGACTGTTTCTGATGCCACTCAAGGGCTACAGCCTCAAAGGTATTCGCCGCAAGGCGTTTCTCTTCGCGTTTTTTGGCCTGCTTAATTGCAGCTGGATCACTTCCGTTTGCTATGAGCTTGCGTGCTTTGTCCAGGTCCTCTCTGGCATCCGCCAATGACCTGACGGGATAGACACCGAATGCCAGCGTCTTACGCTTGCTCTGGAAGCGATAGTCATACCGCCAATACTTGCCCGCATGGTTCACAAGCAAATAAAGCCCATCTCGATCAGCCAGCTTATATGGCTTGTCGGAGGGCTTCGCATTTCGTACAGCAGGATCAGAAAGCGGCATGACGGTATCTAAATCTGACGGTAGCTCATCTACCGTCAAAGATACCGTCTAAAGTGACGGTATGTCAAGAGATTTCTTGATACGCTCTGATATGACTAAACAGCTAGAAATGGCGTATATACTTGGTTTCTGCTACGCTGTGAGACTTACTGATATGCTTTTATGGTGCCCGGAGCCGGAGTCGAACCGGCATGGGCGATTAAGCCCGACGGATTTTAAGTCCGTTGTGTCTACCTATTTCACCATCCGGGCAAAGGGATTTGAGTGGAGGAAATCTCTGTTGTGGAGTA